ATACTCCATGTAACTATCTGACACATTCCTTTCATTCTTCCATATCTTTGGAAGTTAAGTAACATTGCAAAAGATGCAAACAGTTGTAGTCCTTCACCAAATGCAGAAAAACAAGCTATCTCTCTAGCTAATCCTTCTATACCTTTTCCTTTAGATTTAAAAAGATACTCATGCTTATCAGCCATTTGTTTATATTCATGGAATGCTTGATACTCTTTATCTGGTAAACCAATCGTATCATTTAATAATGAATAACTATGTGCGTGGTTTGCTTCACTAGAAGCTATTGCAGATAACATCATTCTAACTTCAGGTGGTTTAAACATTGGAATGTATTTATCTAAATATGCTTGTGCTATATCTACATCTCCTTGTGTAAAGAATTTTAATATCTGACCTATTAAATTCTTTTCAGGTTCAGATAATCTTTCATTCCAATCTCTTACGTCTTCATGTAAAGGAACTTCAGATGGTAGCCAGTGCATTTTTTGTTGCATATCGTATGCTTCAAAAGCCCATTCGTAATCAAATGGTTTGTAGTATGCTCTAGTTTTAAATAAGCTCATCTTAATAACTCAATTCCTTCTATTATAATTATGATTAATAATTCAACTGCCAAGACTGTATGATACACAGTCCATAATACAGATTGTTTTGGTGTTCTTTTTTTTCTTCTTTTTCTTTTTGGTTTATCTATGTCATCAAATAGTGAACTGTAGGTCATATTAGCATTCCTATTATTATTCCTAATAAAAGTCCTACCCATGCTCCTACTATTCCTTCTCTGTAGTACAATGATAATACTTGAAGTTCTCTTATTTTCTTTTTTATACTATCTATAGTATCTGGTATTGTTTTCATTTTTTTATTTCTATCTCCATATAATTTAGTCCACGACCATGCTGTTAAAGCTGTTGAATAATGATATATAATTTCTAATATATATTTACTCATTTGTTCCTTTTATTATGTGTTTTATTACAGTAGTTGCAGGATTAAATTTATCATTAATCTGTGAACAACCTGTCAGCAGTATTAAAATTATTAAATACTTTCCCATTACTCACAAGCTAAACAATCTGCCTCTGGTATGATTGTTCTTTCTATTTTCTTTGATAATAACTCTGCACGTTTAATTGCTTCACTTCTGCAATAGTACAAAGTTTTAAGTTTTCGTTTCCAAGCTAACATGTGTATGTCATGTAGCTCTTTAACATTAACATCAGCAGGTACAAAAACATTTACTGATTGTGCCTGACAAATAAACTTTTGTCTGTCAGACGCATGTTCTATTATCCACTGTTGGTTAATTTCTATAGCTGTTTTAAAAGTATCTTTTTCATAATCAGATAATTCTTTTAAATGTAATACTGAACCTCTGTTTGCAAGTATAGAAGTCCAAGTCTTATCTGTATTGATACCTTTTTTATCTAATAATTTTTCTAAATATTTATTCTTTACCAAGAAAGAACCAGACATTGTTTTTTGTACATAAGCATTTGCTCTAAAAGGTTCTATTGATGGAGAAGTAGTACCACATATAATAGATGAAGAAGCATTAGGTGCTATTGCTAACAAGTGTGCATTCCTCATGCCTGTACCTTCCATGTCAGGAGCTTCACCTCTTTTAATACCAAGTCTTTTACTCTCTGCTACTGCTTGTTCTTTAATGTGTTTAAATATTTTTAAGTTCATTGATTTAGCCAACGCACCTTCAAAAGGAATACCTTTAGATTGTAAGTAAGCGTGGAAACCCATAGCTCCTAGCCCAATACTTCTTTCATTAGCCGCACTAAACTTTGCTCTGAATACACTATCAGGTGCATGGTCAATAAAATAAGTTAAAGCGTTATCTAAAAATCTAACTAAATCAGATATAAATAAATTGTTATTTTTCCATTCATCAAACTTTTCTAAATTTACAGAAGATAAACAACACACTGCTGTTCTATGTTCGTCAGTAGGTAATACTATTTCTGTACATAAATTAGAATGATGTACATTTAATCCTAATTTCTTTTGTGTTTCAGGCATTCCTTCATAGATAGTATCTGTAAAAGAAATATAAGGCTCACCAGTAGCAACTCTAATTTCTAAAATCTTTTGCCACAACTCTCTTGCTGATACAGTTCTTACAACTTCATTAGTATGGGGGTCTATTAAATCCCAACTGTCATCATAAGTAGGTTCAGCAATACACTTTTCAATTAATTGCATAAACTCATCTGAAATATTTATAGCGTGATGTAAGTTAAGACATTTTCTATGTATGTCTCCACCACTAGGCTTACGCATTTCTAAAAATTCTATAATCTCTGGGTGTGATATATCCATGTAAGCCGCATAACTTCCACGTCTTGTTTTACCTTGTGAGAATGCCATTATCTCACTGTCAACAACGTGTAAGAATGGAATAGAACCAGATGATTGTGAACCACCAGATGTACTTACTCCATCACTTCTAACATGTCCCCAGTAGCCACCGATACCACCACCAATAGATGCCAACCAAGCATTCTCTGTGTAGTGTCCTGTTAATCCTTCTCTACTATCACCAACATAATTTAAAAAACAAGAGATAGGCATACCTCTGTTTGTTCCACCATTAGATAAAATAGGTGTTGAGAACATAAACCATAATTTAGAAGCGTAGTTATAAATACGTTCTGCCATCTCATCATTATCAGAGAACGCTTTAGCGGCTCTCATAAATCCATCTTGCGGTGAAGTTTCGTCTGGTAATAAGTATCTATCTTTTAAAGTAGTCTTACCAAAATCTGTAAGTAACTCATCTCTATTATAATCTATTGTCATTGTTTATTTCATCTTTGTTTTTTATGTCTAAATATTTTTCTCTATCTAGGGTTAAGTAATTAATTTCTATTGGGTCAAATACATCTAATGCTTTAAATACAGTTTCTTTATTTAACTTACTGCAAGTGTAGACATCTAATTGAATAACAGGTGGACTGTCTTCGTCCCATGAATGTAAAGCTATGTGTGATGTTTCAATAGCTTGTATACAAGTCAAACCTCTGTTACCTTTTTTATCTACATAGACAGCAACAGTTTCACCTAATGGTTTCATGCCTAGTTCATCTACTAAATTTCTTACCCATGCTTTGATTGTATCTATCTGCATAGGTGGACGCTTAACAGTTGCCCTAATTAAAATATGTTTATGTTCAAGCATTAAGCCTCATACTTATCTAATATGAATTGCACATATTGTTTACATTTTTTAAGGTCTTCTATTCCACCTTTTTTACGCCAACGTGTTATGTACTTAACGACATTGCCTTCACAAAAATCTAATTTGTTAGATATAATATAATCAATAGGTTCTATTTTATTGTTAGCATAGTGAGGTGGTTCTTTTATTAAATCTTCCATAACTTAACCTTCCCTGTTTTCTTATTGTACTCACCATGTCTTAAAATGTGTGCGACCCTAGCTTGTTGTAGAGCTTCTTTCTCTGTGTAACCTTTTTCTTTATAGATGCCTTTAACTATCTTCCATAAATCAGGAAGTCTTACGTTAGTATATTTACTAATTAGTTTTTCAGCAGTCTTAATACCTACTCCTTCAATACCATCATAACCATCAACCTTATCTCCTGTTAAAACTTGAAGCATAAAATTATAGTTAGCCATCTTCTCTGGTATCTCTTCAGTAGAACTACCATCATTAGATAAAGTACAAGGAATTGTACGCATGTCTTTATCAATACTAACAAGTATTCTCTCTTCAGTAGTCGCAGGTTCAGTTGCCATAATACCCATGACATCATCTGCTTCTAAATTATCCCACATAACACCATTATGTTTTTCCATAATGTGTTCACGCATAGCTTTTAATACTAAAGGTTTACGTTTTTCTTTTCTGTTTGATTTATAAGTAGGAAGAATATCTTTACGAAAATTATTCTTATCTGTTAACGCTACAACATAATCATCTGCTGATAAGTTAGCACCTAAATCTTCAATAACTAAATCAAGTTGACTTTTACAAGCCTTCTCATCTGAATGTAATGTCCATAACCCATCACCCCAGTTTGTTTCTATCTCATTATTAGTTGCGATTTGATAAGCAAGTATGTCTCCATCAATAACGAGAACTTTCTTTTTCTTATACATTTATTTTACTATCCTTTGTTGCATAGATTTGGTTAAATTTTTTGGCATAAACATTTCGGCTAAAGGTATAAGAACAAACTTACTTCTAAAGCCATCACCACCTGCTTTTAATGTGCTGATATATTTCTTTGCCAATCTTTTGATTGTCTTTGTGTCAAAGATTAATCTACAATAATCTTTATCTCCTTCTGCTAGGATATGTACCCAGTAGTCAGACTTTGTAGCCATAACACCTGAAGGTTTACCATTACATTCCATCTCAATGGCAATGTTTCCAGTCTTAAACCACCAGTCTCTTTCTGTTTTAACTTCTATTTTAGATTTATCTTTATCAAGTATAGAAGCTAAACGCTTTTCTCTTTCCTGACCATACTTTAGGTCAAGGTCAAATTTTTTATTATACATTAATGTGTTCCACTCCAATCGGTTGAGACTTTGTATTCTCCTGTTAGAGGAACTCTTAATTTGTAGTGTTCACCTGCTCGTCTAATACAATCTACTGCTATCTTACCAATAGCATCAGCGTCTTTTGCATCACACTCAACTTGTATTTCGTCATGTACCCATACAACTTGTTGTGCATTGTTAAATTTTTTGATTTCTTTGTTAAATTCTACTAGCCATCTCTTACATAAAATTGCTCCGCTAGATTGCAAAAGTGTATTGAGTGCGGCATAGCTGTTTCTAACTTTAATATCTCTTTTGTCTAAACCTTTTAAATATCCACGTTCAGCCGCAGACTGCACACCTTCAATAAGTTTGTGCAATGCAGGTAAGTTATTTAAAAATCTTTTCTTAATCTTTCCTGCTTCTTTAAAAGGTTTCCCTATTACTTCTGAAATTTTTTTCACACTTCCACCATATAAAAAGCAATAGTAAAAACGCTTCGCAAGGTCTCTGCTATCAAGCCCTGCTAATTTCTGTGTCTCTGTGTGTATGTCTCCTTCAAGTGCAACTTTAGCGTATTCACCATTGTCAAACTTTGACATAAAATGGCACAATGCCATAACTTCTAAAGAGCTTACGTCTATTCCAACTAATCGTTTACCTTCTGGTACTGTAAATAATTCTCTACACTCTTTACCATAAGGTGCAGACGTACTAACAACCTGTCCTAAATTTGGAAAAGAATGACTAGCTCTTTGTGTTACACAAGAGTTGGTATTACATGTGCCATGTATCTTACCATTGCGTTCATGTTTTAACCAAGCCTGTGAACCAGTAGCTATTTGTGCAATTCTTTTATTTAATAAAAAGTGTTCAGCTAATATTTTAGCTTCAGGATATTTTAATTGAGATAATATTTTATCATCTAACTTTGCTTTACCATCTGAAGTAAATTCTTGTGCGTCCCACCCATACTTTTCTTTTAATCTTTCTGCTATGTGATGACGTGAACTAGGATTAAATACTATAACTAAATCTTTTAATCTTTTGCCTGTCTTTGTAGACCATCTTTCTTTTACAATAGGTTTAAATACTTTTTGTAAATCTTCTTCTAGCTCTACACTTCTAGCTTTTAATTTAATATATAACTCTTCAGCTTTAACTCTATTAAAACTAAATCCATACTGTTCTTGTTTAAATATTAATTGTGCTACTTCATGTTCTAAATCCATAGCTTCTTGTGAGTAACCTTTTTCTTCTATTACTTTATATAATTTATAAGTTACCTCTGTGTCTTGCTTACAATACTCTAGCATTTCAGGTGTGAATGTTTGCCAGTCAGTTTCTAACTGTTCTTTGTACTCACCTATTCTATTACCCCATGCTTTTAGTGAGTGTTTACCTATACAATCTTTAGGAAAGTCCTTAATTGAAAAGTCTTTATCTTTAATGTCTGAATAAAGTAATCTTGTTCCTACTAAAGTGTCAAAAATTTTTTGTCTAAAATTAAAGTTATATAATTTTTGTAATACTGGAATATCAAACTTAATAATATTGTGTCCTACTATTAAATCAGCTTCTTCTAGTTTTTTAATAGCACTCTCATTATCTAATGTAAGTATTTCACCACTGTCTATATCTTTAAGTACAATACAATGTACTTTTGTGCAGGTGTGTAAAAATCCATCTGTTTCAATGTCAAATATATATCTCAAACTTTAATCCTTTTAACTTTTAATACGTTTACTGAAGGCATTGTTGTTATGTTTCCAACATCACCTAGTGTTCCATTGTCTTCAAAATTTACATCTCCAACAATTATGTGAACATCTTTGTCTGCTTTAATTAACCAACCTGCTGTAATACAGATTGTAACTTTACTTTTTAATGCGTCCTTTAAATTTAACCACGAGCTGTTGGAATTTATATCTTTCCAATACACCTTTACAAAAGGTGCATTCAATACTTGTTTAGTTATTTCTGGTAGTTTCATAATTAGTGTAACGTGTGTAGCTTAACTTGAATGTACATAGCCGCTTCCTCTCCTTGTATTGCCATATTAGTTAAAGCATCTTCCACCATGATTGCTGAAGTTTCTTTTCCAACATCTAGTGTGATAACTTTTCTATATTTTTTTGCTTTTGCGATAGCATCTAAAATAATAAATGACCAAGACATAGCTTTGTCTCTAGTCATTCTTGGTGTTTTTTTAATAGTCATCTAAAACATCAGGAGATGTTTCTGAAAGACAACCAGTTGATAAATCATATAATAGTGTCCCTGCGTTGCCTGTCTCACCGCTAAACCTGTTCTTTAAAATTGTAACTTTTGCTAATTTCTTTTCTGATTTAATGTCTCTTGAAAGGGAAAGAATTAAGTCTGATAATTGTCCAATGGAAGCCGAGCCTCTCAAACTATTCATAGTAACATCTTTTCCATCTTCAAAACCTTTGTCTCCTTCTGACCTACGAAGATGTGAAACTAATATTAAACCAATACCTGTTTCTTCTACCAATGTTCTTAATTTACTTACAAAGTAATCAATAAGTTTTCTTTCATCACTTGTATGTTCATCACCCAATGCAGATAAAGCCATGTGTAAATGGTCTAATACTACAAAGTCTACTTCACATGATTTTGCTAGGTATCGTATTTTACTTAATAAGTTATCAGCGATTGTACTGCCAAAGTGGTTATATAAATAAAAATTCCCATTACCAATAGTTGATTTAAAAGTTTCCTGAAGTTGTTGTTCACTTATTCCTTCTCTAGTTAAATGCAAAGGTTTCTTTAGGTGAACACCCATAATACCTAATGCACTACGTTTAATACTTTCTTCTAATGCGATATAACCAACACCAAAACCTTGTTTTAATAAATCTAATGCAACATGACGACAGAAAGATGATTTACCTACACCTGTACCTGCGGTTATAGTTGTAAGTTCACCTTTTCGTAGTCCATGTGTTTTAATGTTAACAGTTTTAAATGGATATTGTGCAGTGATGTAAGTATCTTCTTTCATTATGTCATCAAAGATTTCTGTACCAAGTACAATTCCATCTGGTCTATATGGTTTTGCATTCCACATAGCTTGTTTAAGTTCTTCTGTTCTACCTGCTAACAACATTTCGTTAGGGTCTTTTAAAGGGAGAGACGCAATCTTGGCTTTATTCGGAGTAAGAAGTTTAGCACATTCTACTGCCGCTTGTTGCCCTTGTATGTCTTGGTCATACATGAAGATTACGTTCTCATAACCTTCCAAGAAATCTAATGATTTTTGAATATCTTTTTTTGCACCTGCCGCACCAGATTTAATTGAGACTACGTCCCATCTGTTGTCGTTAATCTGCGACATGGTCAAGGCGTCTAGTTCGCCTTCACAAACTGTTATGTATTTTCCTTTGCCTTTACAAACTTCTTGTCCAAATAATCCTGATTGTTTTGCTTCGCCAATCCATTGAAAATCTTTTGAAGGGTATCTTAATTTTTGTGCTACCAATTCTTTGCTATCATTATAATAATTAGCAATATGACATGGTCTTCCAAACCATGACCCCATTTGATAGTTATATTTTTGTACTGTATCTAAATGTATTTGTCTTTTGTTAAGAGGAAGTACATCTCCTTTAATAAATCCACTTTCTTTTTTTGTGATAGTTTCTAGTTCCATATTTGTTGATTGTCCTTTGGTATGTGTGTTGCATGAAAAGCACCACGAATGATTAGTATAAACAGCATTTGCATCTGAAGAGCCGCAGTTTTCACAAGGGCTGTGATATAAAAAGTCTTCTTCTGTTTTGTGCATAAATTTTTTGAGTAAAATATTTGGGAAATTTTGAGGCTAGTTTCAGTCTCCCTCTACTAGCCCTGTGGGGTCAGTTTCATTGTAAGCCACCCCAAAAATACGAAACGCCTCTAGCTATTTCTAACTAGAAGCGTCTCAATCAACAATCGCTTGTACGTCAAAAGACATACACGATTTGGAGTTAATTGCATTTCTGCAACCCACCACCTCAACATTGTACTTCCTTTTCAACCTTTTTACAAGTTCTCTCAAAGCATTGTATTGTTTGAATGTGAAGTTAGTGTCAAGTTTTTCACCATCTTGCGATAAGCCACCAACAAGTGCTATCGCTATGGAATTTTGATTAGTAATTAAAGGTTGATTAATAGGTAAGATAGCACCAGACATTTCTATGTCTCTGCCTTCTTCTACTGTACCATCTCTTTTAATTATAAAGTGAAAGGCATTGTGAAAGAAACCTTCTTTCCTATGTTTTAAAGTTATATCCTTTGCACTTAAATTTTCGCTAGATTTTGTTTTTGTAGAATGAATGACAATGTAATCTGTTCTAGCTCTGTAATTATTATTCATTATAGGCTTGTCCTAAAACAATAAAATTCAAAAATATCTATTGCAAATACAACTCCTAAATAGAAAGAGCCTAATAGTAGACTAGCAAATAGTAATCCTGTTAATATATTTTTATTCATTTAACCACTCCAATGGTATGTGTTTATCTGCATACTTAAATTTGTATTTTTCACACCACATTGCGTAAGTAGTTTTAGATTTTTTAGAAATTCTACTTCTTGAATTACTAAATATTATTCTAATGTCTTTCTCTGGGTGTTGTTCTTTAACAAGTCTCATCTTCTGTCTGTCCGCAGAAGTAAATAATCCTTTTGTTTCTATATAAAAATTATGTGCTTCTAGGTAAAAGTCTGGCGTATAAGTGTGAGCTTTCTGTGGTTTGACATACGTCAATTTAACCTTCTCGTACTGATACTTTACTTTATTTGCATCTAACTCTTCCGAGATAGATATTTCTAAACCAGACCTAAACCCATATTTAAGACCTACTTGATTAGAAGTCAGCGTTTTGCGATTGTTCCACTTCATTTTCAAATGTCTTATCTTCTGGTGCTGTATAACCATCTTTAACTTCTGAAAAACCATGCGAGGACGAACTTGCACCTGACCCTTCAACTAATTTAGTTATTTGCACTGCTTTTAGTCTTAATGAAACACCTGCTCCTGCCATAGCTGTATAGTATGGTATCATGTCCGCAGACGCTTTCATTTCACTTCCTGACCATACTTGATTGGTCATTGGTGTACCTTTGCTATCAAAGATTGGAACTTTGTTGTCAATGACATCTCCATTCTTCATTATAATCTTTGCTTTAGCTTTGAATTTGAAGATTATGTTTCCAGTAGGTTTCATTACTTTTTTACCATTTACTGTTTCTTCAACAACTTCTTCTTCAAAAGGTGTGTTTGCTGTTTTTATGTTTTTGCCTTTAGATTTTTCTTTAGCCATTTCAACAGCTTTGGCTATTTCATCATTGATACTTTTGATAAGAGGTTTAGCACTATCACCATCAAGTATTATATTGACTTTGTAGTGTCCATTATCATCAAATTTAGTATCTGGTTTATTCAACCAAGCAAACTGTGATACACCTATTGGTGTAACCAGTTTATTGTATGTTTGTTTACTCATATTTCTCCTTGTTTATCTCTGTGTTTTCTCCATTATGTTGATTGTCTAATAGTGCAGGTTTACTCGGACAGATATTCCCCACTAATTGCATTTTCTTTTTGGCTATTGTGATTTCATGTTTGTTAAGTCCATCATGGTAGGTTGTTGGCAATTCAACCTCACAATGAGGAACTTTGACATTAAGAAGCCACAACTTGCTATCTACCTTGAAAGTGTCTTCAAAAGGTAGAAGTAGCAAAGTCATTATTACATATTCTTTCATAATCCTATCCACATGTGCATAGGTTTAGGCAAAGAAAAACTTGGACTGATGTAGTAAAGCCAATTCCAAGTCGCCATTTTCAGGAACTTCAGGAAACTTTTTAACAGCTTCCTTGTCTTCCACTAAAAGCGAAGCATCTTTTTTTAAATTGCCAAATAAATCTTCACTAAAGATTTCTACAAATGCTTCTCTTATGCTTTCATTAAGTTTATCAACATCACAAGCATGGGTAGCAAAGCTGTCATGCACATTACAAAAATTAGTAATACCTTTTTCTTTTGCAATATTAACAGTTCTAATCATACAAGCACTATCAAGGCTGTGAACATAGTTAGCCGCCGCCGCATTACGAGTACGAAGTTTGTCAGTACCCTCACCTTCTTCTTTTATAACAGGTTGAATAACTTGACCCATTAAATGTGCATCAACTCTTCTGCTTTTCATTTCAGGATAGAATTGATAAACTGGAAATCCTACTGGTGTAACCCAATGTATTGGCTGACCTGTTTTAGCAATAACTTTCGCTATGCCTTGTAAGAAATCCATTCCTTGTCTAGCTGATTTTAAGTTTTCACCTATACTTGACCAAATAATTTTAGACAAATAAGTAGCAGGTTTAAACATGTCATCAAAAGGGTGCATCTCGCCTTTATCTTTTCTTTTAGTTAAATCTTCTACTACAAAGTCAGTACAAGAATATCTAGTAGACCCATAACAAATTGTCATAATAGGTCTTTTGCAAGTAGAACGCTTAACACCATATTGTAACCATTTCTTCGCCAAGTCATCACCTTCTTCAGCTTTAACTTTTAAACTTTTAATAACTTCATCAGCAACTAATTGGTATATGTCTTGCGGTGTTTCACTAGGAATACAGTTAACTAATTTACCTGCAACTTTATCTCTTAATAAAAGAGAATAAATTTGAAGACCATTACAACTTCCATCTACGTTTACTGGTAAATGAGAAACAAAACCATCTCCTGTTTCATTATATCTTTTCCATTCATCACAAAAAGCAAGAAACTGAAAAGGACTATCTGCGTCTTCCCATTGTCTATTACCTATTGGGTCAGTACCACAGGCTTTTATCCATTCTAGGTTATCATAAGCCCATTTTTCTCTATCTTCTAATGAGACTTTATCATTACCCCACATGTTAGAGCCATGAACAGCTAACCAAAAGACACCTCTATTTTCTTTAGTAATCGCTTTGCCCTCTGAAAAATTAAGCAATGCTTTAGCACCACCAATAGATTGATAGTTTAGAAAAGCAGGGACACAATAAGCCCTACCTCTAAAATCTAATTGTAGTGGGAAATAGAGTGTTAGATATTGTACAAACTTTTGGGCTAACCAAATAATTTTAGCGTACAATAATCTTTTTGATGCCATTCTATTATTCTCTGTGTGAATTATGACACTATCTTTCTTAAACTTTTTGAGTGCGGCTTTGCCCTCTTCAGTGTCTTCACTTATATTGTGAGGTTTATTAGGTAATGGCAGGTTTTCTATGGGTGGCATACCGCCAATAGATTTTCCCTTGTCCCAAGCATGTTGCATTACACCAAGAACAAACCTATTTATTTTATAAGCTGTACCTTGCATTAAATTAACAGCTTTCGTTACTTCAGGCATAGAAAAACCCTCTATTTCTTGGTCAAACTTTTTACCTTTTTGTTTAACAAGGCTTAACTCTGGTAATTCCTCTGTCCAATACCCATGACCTGAAATTTTCCCATCTTCAACCATTTTTGGTGGCATGACCATAGGCAAATATTC